CGATGATGTATTTTTTAGGTACCTCGACGACAACAATATTAGCACTGTCGTTCATTGTGGGGATATTGTTGATCGCCGTAAGTATATTAACATTAATACTGCTTATCGTTTACGAAAAGATTTAATCGAACCAGCTATTGCTCGTGGTATTACCTGGCATCAGTGTTTAGGTAATCATGACACATATCATAAAAATACTAATGAAGTTTCATCTTTTAATGAACTTTTTCGCAAGTATGACATAAATATATATGATAAAGCAACCGAAGTAATGTTCGGTGATACTAATATTCTGTTAATTCCTTGGATTTGCGATGATAACAAGGAACATTCCTTCAACATAATAAGGAATACAGATGCACAAATTGCTTTCGGTCATTTGGAACTGGAAGGATTTGAAATGTTTAAAGGTTCCATCGTTTCTCACGGAGATGATCCAAGTTTGTTTGGACGTTTTGATATTGTCTGCTCTGGGCATTTTCATCATCGCTCACACCGTGGCAACATTTATTATCTTGGTAGCCCTGCAGAGTATACTTGGTCTGATTATAATGATCCTCGAGGGTTTCACATATTTGATACAGAAACGAGAGAACTGACATTTATTGAAAATCCATATAAGATGTTTCATAAGTTCTGGTATAATGACGGAGATCCTAAGTTTGTAGACTCCGATATTGATTACACACAGTTTGCTAATAAAATAATCAAAATTATTATTACTGAAAAGAATAATCCTTATTGGTTTGAGAAGTTTATAGAGAACATTGAGAAACAAAATCCTGTAGATATCCAGATTGTAGAAGATCATCTTAATCTTAACTTAGAAGAAGATCAAGAGATCGTAGACGAAGCCGAGTCTACTATCGAGATATTTAAAAAGTATATTACTGGCGCCGAAGTAAAAGGCGTTGATAAAGTTAGATTAGAAAACAAGATTGTAGAATTATATAATGAAGCATTAACAGCGGAGTAAATTATGAATCGTCGTAAATTATTTTCCTTTCTCCCTTTGGTTCCAGTTTTAGCTAGTGCTGTTGTTATTAAAGAAGCACAAGCAGAAGAAAAACCTGCGGATAATAATGCTAATACGTTGCGTCTTATGGGTATGAAAAAGAAAAGCAAAGAGCCTTATTATAATCCTAATGCTATTATGTATCTTGGAACACCTTATGAAGTTGATGATACAACTCATGTAACAATGGCAGTTGGTCGCGACGGTAATCTTTGGTTAAAGTCTGCTGATGGTGATTGGAAACGTGTGGTAACAGAATGAAATGCAAACTGAATAAGATAGTTGGCGGTCCCAAATTAAAATGGTATTGCGAAATTTGTAGGAAATTATTTGATGTACCAAATCCACCATGTGAAAATAAATGATTTACTTTAAGAAGCTAAGATGGAAGAACTTCCTTTCGACTGGAAACATATTCACAGAGATCGATCTAGCCAGCAAGGATACTACTCTCATTGTTGGTATAAATGGGGCTGGGAAATCCACGATTCTGGATGCTCTGACTTTTGGACTTTTTGGCAAACCCTTCCGAAAGATCAACAAGCCACAGCTAGTAAACTCAATCACACAAAAGAATTGTTTGGTAGAGATAGAATTCTCAATAGGAACTAACGAATATAAAATTATTCGTGGTATGAAACCAACTGTGTTTGAAGTTTATATGAACGATAAACTTCTTAATCAGTCTGCAGAAATGAAAGACTATCAAGAAATTCTTGAGAAGCAGATCATTAAAGTAAACCAAAAGTCTTTCAGCCAAGTTGTTATTCTTGGATCAGCCACATTCCAACCATTCATGCAGCTACCAGCTGGCCAACGCCGCGAGATTATTGAAGATCTATTGGATCTCCAAATCTTTACTATCATGAATTCTTTATTGAAAGATAAGGTTCTTATCAACAGTGGATCAATTTCAGATGCTCTGAACGAAAAGAAGATTATTGATTCTAAAATAGAATTAACCAAGCAGCACATACAGCAGATCAATGAGAGTAATCTCAAGATTATTTCTGAAAAAGAAAAGCTGATCGTTGAGACTAACAAACAAATAAAAGAATTAGCCAAAAAATATTCAAAGCTGGAAAAAGAAGTAGAAAAGATCCAGGCAGATGTAGGTGACAATGAAACTGTTTCTAATAAGTTAAACAAGCTATCTAAACTAAGGCATCAGATAGAAGCCAAGGTCGCTATGTTAAATAATGACGTTGATTTTTTCAACAACCATGAGAACTGCCCTACATGTAAGCAGCACATTCAAGAAGATTTTCGTGTTAAGACTGTAGAAGAAAAGACCAATCAGATTAAAGAGACCGAAGAAGGATTGAAACTTCTTACTCTAGAATATGATACAGCGAACAATCGCCTGAAGCAGATTATGAATTTAAACTCTCAAATCCAAACCTTGGAGATGCAGAAAATAGAGTGTAGAACTACTATAAATTCACTAACCAAGTATTCTGATAGTCTTGCTCGAGAGATAGAAAAATTAAAACAAGTTAATGAAAATAAATCAGATAATAAGATAGACGATTACGAACAAGAACTAAAGCAGATAGAGAAAACATATAACGATCTCATCGAAGAAAGAAATGTTTTGACTGCTGCTGGTGTTCTTCTTAAGGATGGTGGTATTAAGTCCAAGATTGTAAAGCAATATATACCTGTAATCAACAAACTGATTAATAAGTATCTATCTGCTATGGACTTCTTTGTTTCTTTCGAGTTGGACGAAAACTTTAATGAGACGATTAAGTCCAGGTATAGAGACGACTTTACCTATGCCTCGTTTTCCGAGGGAGAAAAACAGAAGATCGATTTGGCTTTGTTGTTTACATGGAGAGCAGTAGCCAAACTCCGTAACTCTATTAACACCAATCTATTAATTATGGACGAGGTATTTGATTCTTCTCTAGATATGAATGCTGTTGATTATCTTATGAATATTATCAGAGATGTATCTAAAGATAGTAACATTATTATTATATCTCATAAAGAACATATGAACGAAAAATTCAACAACGTATTGAAATTTGTCAAGAACAAAAACTTCTCGCAAATTCAGGAGTAAATTATGGAATTAAATAATACTTATTTGAGAGAGGTTTGCGAGCCTTTCGATTTTAACGATCCACCTTTCGATCCTGTAGAATTCTCTAAGAAATTAATTGCTTTACTTTATGAGAAAAATGGGTTAGGATTAGCTGCGAATCAGGTAGGCACTCCTTATCGTATCTTTGCTATGCGAGGAGCTCCTGAAAACTTTGTTTGTTTTAACCCCAAGATCGTTGGTTCTTCTAAAGATCAAGTAGTCCTAGAAGAAGGTTGCCTTTCTTATCCTGGATTGCTTGTTAAGGTCAAAAGACCCAGCATGATTCGTGTTCGTTTTACTGCTCCTAATGGAGAGATTATGACTAAACAGTTTATCGGCATGTCCGCTAGAGTGTTTCAGCACGAGAATGATCATTTAGATGGTATTCGTTTCTTTGATAGAGCGAATAAGTTTCACCGGGATCGAGCAATGAGAAAGTGGAAACAGTGAATCATTATTTTAATTTCCTAGCGCTTAAAGAACGATTGATTTCCTTTGAAGAATGGGCTATACTATTATCAGTTATCTTTATTGTTCTTTATTGGTATCATAAGAAATGAATATCTTTTATCTTTCCGAGAATCCTGTAGAAGCAGCCGAGTGGATGGTGGATCGTCACGTCGTTAAGATGATCCTCGAGTCTGCTCAGCTGCTTTCGACTGCACATCGTATACTAGACGGTCGTGAGATACAGTTGGAAGTTCAGGTTGAACAGGAAGATGGCAAACTTAAAACCCGTAAGAAGAAATGGTGGTTGCTCAATGACGCTCGCGAAGAAATTCTATACTCAGCTACGCACATTAATCACCCATCTGCTATATGGTGTCGCAGTAGCATCGAGAATTATAATTGGTTGGTAGATCATTTCTTCGCTTTGATGAAGGAATATACTTACCGTTATGATAAAGAACATAAATGTTTTGGTGAGTTGAGTTTTGCTTTATGCACTCCTCCCAAAAATTTAGAGACATACGATATGACTCTTATGCCTTCTGCTATGGCTGACGAATATAAAATATCAGAAGATCCTATCGTAAACTATCGTAATTATTACAAGATGGGTAAGACTCATCTTCATAGTTGGAAAAAACGTAACCCTCCGGAGTGGATGAATGAGTAATATGTTTCAGGATGTAAAAGAATTTCAGACAGCAGTCGGTCAGAATGTAGGAACCGAACCAAAGTTTCCTGGTGGCGGAGAACGTGTTCTGCGTATGAAGTTGTTGAAAGAAGAGTTTGATGAATACAACGAAGGCGAATACCATAATGATCTGGAGAACATTGCTAAAGAGTTGGCTGATATTATTTACATTGTTTGTGGTACTGCTGTATCTTATGGGATTCCGCTCGACCGAGTCTTCGACGAGGTTCACCGATCAAACCTTTCTAAACTAGGAGACGATGGAAAGCCCCTCCGTAGAGAAGACGGTAAAATTCTTAAAGGACCGAATTATTCTCCGCCAAATATTAAGAAGATTCTTTACGGCGTTGAATAGATTTTAACATGCCTTCTTTAATTTTCTGGCGATGTTCTTCCGAAAGACTTTTACCGTACATTGGATTTTTGTCGCCAGTTTTTGACGCTGATAATCTTTTTCTGGCTTCTTCTGATGGAAACTTATTTTTATAACCTGTAATGCCTTTATTCCATGGAGTGTTACCAATTTTGGAATTACTAAGTTTCGATCTTGTTTCTTCTGAAATAATCGCATTCTTTCTGGATGGCGGGCAATCTCCACCATCTGTTCTATTTAAAAGAATACCAGATCCTATGTCTTTTCGACCATACCATCTGATATATCTTCTTTCCAGAGCAAGAGCTCCAATATTTGAAAGATTGGTTTCTAAGAATACAATTCTGGAAGAATCAGAAGGAACAGATATTCCTTGGTGTTTTACAAAGGCACGATTTCCCTTGCCTTTTCCTATATAATAGGGTAAATTAGTTTTGCGATTGATGTAAGCGTAGACGTAATAAATAAACATAGCTGGCGCTCCGAGTTAGCGTTAGAGTAGGTGAGGGTATGCGGCCCTGTGACCTACACTTATTTATAAAATGGAGAATTTTGACGATGGTAAGACGTATTGTTGCTAAAACTAAAATTGATTGCGAACATTTGCTTGGGCAGTTTGTTGACGAAAGCAATTATGATATTCTAATCGAAGAAGATACAGATTGTTATATGCCGCCGCTTTGTGATGTTGCCACCAAAGCTATGTGTGGTATGACAGATTGCGAAGATTGCGGTAAGGGTAATGATGAATTACGTATCGCATTTAAGTTCCGTAAAAATTATTTCAGCAAAGAAGAACAAGATTCAGCGTATCGTGGTTTAAGAGAAGCCGCAACAGAGAGTCAGAACCGTGGTCTTGCTGCTGGTCCTCGTGGTGATATGCTTGCTACTGAAGGTCGTGGTGGTAGAGATTGGGTTACGCCATATCAGATGGAGATGCTTGAGTTCTTGATGGATGATGGTGCTTCTTTGTTTGATGATAATTCTGTAGCAAAGATTCGCGAGAAGTATAAGAACGGTGGACCAAAGGGTGTTGACGAAACACGTGGTACTGTTTGGTTACGTTCTGAAGTAACAAAAGTTTATCCAGAATATCATAATTGGTTCGATAAATGGGTAGATGGTTTGTCGAACAAGCCAAAGGAGGAAGCTCGTGCAGAAGCAACCAAAGTTGCAACAGAGTGGGCATCAACCACTAACTATGCAAAGTCAGTATTCTCAGGTGTTGCTGGCTGGTATGATCGTTACCCTCGCATTCCTTATGGGCGTGCAACGTCATACACAGAAAAGCATCCAGAACTATTTAAACTTGCATACCCATTCCTCCAAACACTGAATAAAGGTTTCAAGGAATTGCTTCCTTGGCGTTGGGCTAATCAGAAAGCAGCAGCTGATAAGATTGATCCACGTTTTCTAGTTCCTGATACAGTGTTTACTACTATTACAGTAAATAAAACATTTCGTACTGCGTGTCATCGAGACGCAGGAGACTTGGATACTGGCCTAAGTAATCTACTAGTGCTAGGCACAGGAGACTACACAGGAGGATACCTTGTTTTTCCGGAGTATCGAGTTGCTGTTAATGTGCGTCCTGGTGACCTTCTTCTTGTCAATAACCATGAAGTTATCCATGGAAATACCCCTATTGTTCTTAACAATCCTGATGATGCTACTTGTGAGCGTATTTCTGTAGTTTGTTATTTCCGTGAAAACATGCTTGAACTCAAGTCTTATGAATATGAAGCATTACGCAAACAGTATGTAGAAGAACGTCGCATGAATAAAGCGCATCCGTTACAGCGTCCATTATGGAATGGTGTATCGCCAGGAATGTGGGAAGATAAAGAATGGTATGATTATCTTCACGCCCATGGGATGACAGATCCTTATGGCAAGGCTGAAGAAGCAACACTTGAAGGATTCTTTTAATGCATTATGAGATTGCTATTCCATCATACAAGCGTCCAGAAACTATTAAGAAGAAAACCTTAAAGGTTCTGGAAAGTTACAACATTGATCCGTCACGAATTACAATCTTTGTGGCGGATGAAGAAGAACTTGCTAAGTATAAAGATTCTCTTAAGGGCACACCCTATCAGCGGTTAGTTGTTGGTGTTCATACTATTGGTGCTCAACGTAATTTTATTGAGAAGTATTATCCTGAGAGAACTAAACTCGTCATGTTCGATGACGATGTTGAAGAAGTTCAAAAGAAAATCAGCGAACAGAAACTTGGTCGTGTTGAAGATCTAGAAAAAGAATTTATCATTCCAGGATTTGAAGAATGCGAAAAAGTAGGTGCGAAGACTTTCGGGATTTATGCAGCCTCAAATGCTTATTTCATGAAAGAAAGAGTTTATACCAAACTTTGTTACGTTATCGCTTCAATGTTTGGCGTTATCGTTGAACATGATCCATTCCTAGAGCGTGTAACAAACCATGGCGAAGATTATGAATATTCTATTCGTCAGTATGTAAAGAATGGTGCTGTTGTTCGCTTCGATTATCTTACAGTTAAATCAAATTATTACAAAGAGGATGGCGGATTACAGACAATCCGCACTAAAGAATATGTCTATGAATCTATTAAAAAGATTGCAGACATGTTCCCAGATTTGTGCACGATGTATATTCGCGAGTCAACTGGTAATGCTGAGTTGAGACTAAAGGATATGCGTAAAGAAGTTGGTAATACATTGGAGAGCTTTTTCGGATGACCAATACATATAAATTTCAGAATGGTGACTATTATGGTCAACCGCTTTCTGCGTCAGGCAATATTTCTGGCGCAACTGCTTCAACTTGGCCACCTAAATATAAGTATAAGGAAGATCAGATTATTCGTGACTTCCACGCCTATATAGATAAGACGTATGGGCAGCATTATATGACTGAAGAAGAGAATATAGAATGTTTCGATGTGTGGCTTGCTCTTGGCGATTCTATGCCTACCTTCCGAAACACTGCTATCAAGTATCTTTGGCGCTATGGTAAAAAGCATGGCAGCAATAAAGACGACTTGCTAAAAGTTCTTCACTACGTTATAATGATGCTTTACGCAGACCATTATAAGGATAAGAAATGAAGACTCTCGAAGAGTACGAAGAAGAAAAGAGAACGATAAGAGAAAAGTTTGGCACAGGTATTCAGTGTCCAGCTTGTGGCGACGAATTAGTTTTATCTGAACCAGGTTCCATTTTACTTACGTATCCTCCTCGAAAGAAAGTTCATTGTAACACTTGCAAATATCATAATACTATTACATCATAAGAAAGGTATATTATGGAAATAAAGATCCCGATTGAGAAACTAAGAGAGCGTGGCTTATTCGTTGCCACTCCAATGTATGGCGGGCAATGTGCTGGTATGTTTGCTAAATCTTGCGCAGACTTATCCGCTATTTGCACCCAGTATGGTATTCCTCTTCAATATTATTATCTGTTTAATGAATCGTTAGTTACACGTGCACGTAATTATTGCTGCGATGAGTTCATGCGTTCTACTTCAGAACATATGATGTTTATTGATTCGGACATTGGATTTAATCCTCAAGATGTTATCGCTCTTATGGCTCTTCAGGCTCAGGACGAAGATCTATATGACATTATCGGTGGTCCATATCCTAAGAAGTGTATCTCTTGGGAAAAGATTAAGCATGCCGTAGATAAGGGTGTTGCTGATGATGATGCCAGTGTTCTAGAAAAGTTCGTTGGCGATTATGTGTTCAATCCAAAGGGCGGGCAGCAGTCTATTCCTCTTAGTGAACCAGTCGAAGTTCTTGAAATTGGTACTGGCTTTATGATGGTTTCTAAGAAGGCCATGAAGAAGTTTGAAGATGCGTATAAGGATCAGTATTCTTATAAGCCAGATCATGTTCGTACTGAACATTTTGATGGTAGTCGTGAGATCCTACAGTATTTCCAGGCAGAAATTGATCCTGTTTCTAAGCGTTACCTTTCAGAAGATTATTGGTTCTGTCAGAAGGCACAGGCAATTGGTCTACGTACATGGTTCTGCCCATGGATGAAGATGCAGCATGTTGGAACCTATATCTTTGGTGGTTCTCTTGCTGATCTTGCAAGTATTGGCGCTTCAGCTACTGCCGATCCAGGCCAGTTGAAGAGCAAGAAAATGATGAAGTCTCAAAACAAGTGATAGGAGAAATATATAATGAAGATTGATACTAATACAGTTAATGTTTTAAAGAATTTTGCTAAGATCAATCCATCTATTGTTGTTCAGGAAGGTAATGTCCTCAAGACTATTTCTCCTTCTAAGACAATCATGGCAAAGGCTAAAGTCCCAACAGAGTTCACTCAGCGTTTTGCTATCTATAAGCTAGATGAGTTTATTGCTCTTCTATCAACGTTCACTGATCCAAACCTACGTTTCGAAGACAAGCTAGTTTATATTTCGGAAGATCGTCGTACCAGCCATTATACCTATGCTGATGAAAGCACAGTTACTAAGGCTCCTGATCGTGAAATTAACTTGCCTTCTGTTGACGTTACCTTTACACTAAAGGAAACTGATCTTCGTGAAGTTGAGAAGGCTGCTGGTATTCTTTCTCTTCCTGAAATCGCTGTTGTTGGCGATGGTAGCAAGGTTTATCTTGTTGCAACTGACAGCAAGAATACTTCTTCAAAGGATTTCACTGTAGAGATCGGTGAGACTAATAAGGCATTCAAGGCTATCTTTAAGGCTGAGAACATCAAGATTATTCCAGGCGATTATGAGGTAAGCATTTCCTCAAAGGGTATTTCCCTATTCTCTGGTAATGATATTGAATACTTTATTGCTGTTGAGCAGAACTCAACTTTCTAATAGTTGGGGACTTCGGTCCCCTTCTTTTTCTTTATATTATGAGGTGAATGATGAACGAAGAATTTTTGTGGGTAGAGAAGTATCGTCCAAAAACAATCGAAGATACTATTCTTCCTTGTGATCTGAAGGCAACATTCCAACAGTTTGTTGATCAAAAGAATATTCCCAATCTTATTTTATCTGGAACAGCAGGTGTCGGCAAGACGACCGTAGCACGTGCTATGCTTGAGCAACTTGGTTGCGATTATATCGTCATTAATGGATCTATGAATGGTAACATTGACACTCTCCGCAACCAAATATTGGACTTCGCCAGCAGCGTATCTCTTTCAGGTGGAAGGAAATATGTCATCCTTGATGAAGCGGACTATCTTAATGCCAATTCTACTCAGCCCGCTCTTCGCAACTTCATGGAAGAGTTCTCAAAAAACTGCGGCTTCATCCTTACATGCAACTTCAAGAACCGTATCATTGAACCCCTACATTCAAGATGTTCGGTAATTGATTTTAAGATCAGCAAGAAGGCTATGGCCAAACTTGCTACGCAGTTCTTCAAGAGACTAACTTTTATTCTTCAATCAGAAGGAGTTGAGTACGATCAGGCGGTTGTTGCTGAAGTAATTAACAAACACTTCCCAGATTGGCGTCGTGTTCTTAATGAGATTCAGCGTTATTCTGCAACAGGTAAGATTGACTCTGGTATTCTAGCCAATATGTCAGAGGCATCTATTAAGGATCTTGTTAATCTTATGAAAGACAAGAACTTTACTGAGATCCGTAAGTGGGTTAAGAACAATCTAGATACAGATGTTAATGCTTTGTTTACTCAGTTCTATGAGTATTGCGCAGAGTTAGTTACCAAGTCAACTATTCCAGATTTGGTTCTTATCCTAGCTAAGTATCAATATCAGAATGCTTTCGCTGCTAATACAGAGATTAACTTTGCTGCATTTTGTGCAGAAGTCATGGTAACTTGCGAGTTCCTATGAGTAAGTTCGTCAACGTATTAGGGGAAGTCAGAGACTTCGAGAAAGAAGCAGTAGGTTTCTTTGGGAATTGGGCTAAACATGCTTTGGAGAACAAGACAGCTAAACCAAAATACGACTGGCGGTATGAGAATAGTATTACGAATGGGAAAAAACCAGTCGAAATTGATGGCGATTATTCTCAGTGGAGAACCAATAATATATTATCGAATTACCGACAGACTATTCTATACGCGAATGAGATGAATATCAATTATGACGTAACTGATCAGATGCATTATGATAGGTTATATTATGGTATTCGTAAACAAAAAATGTATAGTAAACCAGAAACTAAAGAAGAAAAGAAAGCTAGAGAGAAGCAAGAAGAACTCCACGACTTAATTTCAAACTACTATAAATATAATGCAGTTCGCACAAAAGAAGCGTTAAAGGTTCTTACGGCGGAGCAAATCGAAATTATAAGAAATAAGAACAATAAAGGTGGAGTCAAATGAATGAACTTCTAGATTCTTTAGTTGAGGTGAGAATAGCCGAAGAAGAAGATTTCCTAAAGATCAAGGAAACACTAACTCGTATTGGCGTTGCTTCCCGTAAAGAGAAAAAACTTTATCAATCTTGTCATATTTTTCATAAGCAGGGCAAGTATTATATCGTCCATTTCAAGGAAATGTTTTTGATTGATGGTAAGCCATCAAACTTTTCCGAAGAAGATATGGGCAGACGTAATAAGATCATCGATCTATTGCAGGAATGGGGATTGTTAAAGGTTGTAGAACCTGAAAAGATTTCCGAACCAGTAGCTTCTATGAGCCAGATTAAGATTATCAATCACAAAGAAAAGAATGATTGGATCTTGGAGGCTAAGTATAATATGGGTCGTAAGAAAAAGTAACTGAAGGGATTATATTATGTGGCCATTTAAGATTGAGAAAAAGAATAATACACCAGCCGATGAAAAGCTAGAACAGATTAGAAATATTCTGTTCCCTCCTTGTAAATTAAATGAGGAGATGGATAAAGACGGCAGTATATACAAATGGCAAGTTGATTATTCTGTTGACATGAATCTAGATGCAGCTTTGACAGACCTGGAAGAAGGGCATAACGACCAAGCTGTTCATAATACCATAAGGGATATTTCTAAAAGACTATATAGTATCAGACATATACTTGATGCATATATGGAACTCGATCCTGAAGCCAAGTATATTATGGTAGAGAGCAGTAAGGATACTATGGATGACAGAGAAATCGATTGAAGAAATACATTTCGTTAAGTATTCAGAACTATTGCCTATAGTATTAGAAGCAGTTATAGATTCTAGATACAAGTATTTAAAAGAAATGGACTATGAAAATCATAGTTATGCTAGACAAATACTCGAGAACGAATACAAACCTTCAGTAAAAAAGCTCAAAGAGATACTAGATATTATCGCTTGACTTTTTCCAGGAATAGGGTATAATGAGCATAGTTAGGAGAAACCTATGTCTATGCATATCCTTCCCGCTTACTACACAACGACTGTTAGTAAACGTAAGCTCAGCCGTAAGAGTAAGGCTAAGTCCAAGGTAATATCAGACCACGATAAGTGGTTGATAAACAAAGGATTGCATCCCGATCAGATCCGTCTAA